GCAGGCATCGGCATTGGAGGCATAGGGCCACCCATAGGCATAGGCCCACCTATCGGAGGCATAGGCCCACCCATCGGAGGCTTAGGCATCGGCATAGGAGCAGGCATCGGAGGCATAGGCCCACCCATCGAAGGAGGTTTTCCACCGCCATAGAGGTCGTTATAAAAACTTCCTCCGCCCGGAGTGGCATTAAAAGGAGGTTCTCCACCGCCCATAATCGGATCAGAATATAAAGACGGATCAGTTGTAGGTTTTGGCGGAGTATATATAGGAACAATTGGTTCTGGCGCTCCTATTGCATCAATCGCTTTTTTCGCATCATCTACTTCACTAACAGGAGTTACTACTGGAGGAATGCCTCCTCTTCGTCCGCCATTTCCTCGTCGTCGTCCTCCTGCAATTCCATCTGAGACAGAATCATCAAATGGCTCTGGCTCTCCTGAAGAGCCTCCAACTAAGTTTGGATTAGCAACTGGCTCCCCTGAAGAATTTACACCTGTGTAACCCATACCGCCTTTTCCACCTATTGATATTGGGCCTGACCCTGTATCTATTGGGTCAGAGGGGTCTACATTTCCACCACTAGGGTCGGTAGGAAGGGAGATTTGATCTGGATCAGGTTCAATTCCTGCTTCTTCTGGAGTTTTCCTGAAATAGTTTATTTCACCTGTAAATCCTGCTCTTGGGTCTTTGCCTTGAGCAGATAATTCTGCGGCTTCTTTTGCTAGTTGATCAGCCGTTACAACATTGGCAGGCCTTACTGCTCTTTGCTTTAATCCACCTGAAGCAGGAGAGGAGTTTCCGCCTTTTCCGGGCATTCCTCCTGCATAATTATAGTTAGCAGGCCCACCCCCATTCATGCCTACAGTATGAACACCGTTCATCTGACGCATATACTCTTGAGGGTTTACAGAAACTAAACCTCCTCCTGCGTAGCCTTGATAAGCATAATCTTGCCTTGCCTGATCAATTGCGCTATCTCTTATAGCAGTGGATCGAGCGAGCGTATCGGCTTTCTTTTGCTCATAATCAGCAAGCGCCCTTTCATTCGCCTGATCCATCTTTCTCTGGCCTCTAGCTCCTTCTCCTACAGCAATAGGAATTAAAGAGCCTGCTGAGGTTAGCTGACTTCCAAATGCGCCTGCTGTTCCATCTGCTCCGCTAAACAAAGCTTTTGTTCGATCTAAGTTAGATAGGCTATCAGAGGTTCCCTGTATGGCCTTTAAGGAATCTTGTGCCGCTAATGCGTTTGCGTTAGCGCCAGTAACCGCAGGGCTATTAAAAAGCTTGTCAAGGCCTACTTGATCTAACCCTACACCTTGAGCAGTAGCGGCCGCTGTTGCGTCAGTTGCCGCTTTAGTTGCCGCTGTGCTTGCATCAGTTGCCGCTCCAACACCTGAAGCTATATCACCTACTGCACCTAAAGCTTTTCCTACGCCAAACCCTGTAAGTCCAGACATTATTCCTTCTTTAAGATCGCCAGTTACTGCGGTTGTAGCCAAACCAGAGCCTACTGCACTAGCAAGTGCGGCATTTGCGCCAAGTGCGGTAAGTCCAGACCCCAAAGCCGTTCCGCCAAGCAACGCAGAACCACCAAGAGCAGTAAACGCTGATCCTCCAAACATACTACCCAACAAAGGGGCTAAGAACGGTAAGAATGCCTCTGGCTGTCCTGTCATAGGGTTGGTTGTTAATTCACCTGTTGGGGATAAAGACGCTAATCCTTGAACTTCAACTGGATTCATGTGGACAAGCATACTGTCCCCATATCGACCGTGAGTTGCCATCTGCTCTGCCGCACCTTGCATAGGTCGATTCATCATTCGTTGGTTGTTCATTAGCTAGTCTCCACGCCAAAAAGGTTAAAACTTACGTTAGCGGCACTTACATATACCTTTACAACATCTTTCTGCCCTAAACAGATGCCTATGACTACGGTTTTCGTAGTGCTTGCCGCAAGTGATTGATTATAGAATAAAAATTGCTTGTCGTCTGCGCTTGCGCCTTCAACATGAACGCTTACTCTAAAAGTTATTGCTGATCCTGACCTGTTACATATAACAAGAGAACTTACTGTTGTTTGAGCAAGGTCGGGAACTGTATATAAAACTGTTGCTGTAGTAGCGGATGGATCAGATTGCCCAAGAACCTTGATTACGTCACTCATGAAGCACCCATTAGTAAGAATTGAAACCTACGCAAAGCTAAAGACCCTGTTTTATCACTCTGTCTTTTAGCAATGGCTATCTCATTATCTGCGTTTGACAAGGCAAACTCTAGCGTTTTGCGAGTAATGTTTTCGTTGCTCTGATCATACTCTGCTCTTGCCACTGGAAGTGGAGTCTTAACTGTAGCCATTATCGTCTACCATCCTGTCTTACATCCATTCTAAGGGTTCCCAGTCTCCAACCATAGCCTTCACCTGTACTCTCTATTCTTATCAAAGGGTGCCTTGATCTTGCTCTTATATCAGACTGTCCTGTGCTTTGAGTCACTGTTGTAGTGGCTAATACAGTCGCATCTTGAAGNGGNTAGTCTCTACCTTTAATTGTCATAGCTATACTGGGATCAGAGCCTTTAAATGAAAAGTCTGGAATGATTCTGTGCATAAACATAAATGAGTTACCGTCACCCATCTCAAGGTCACCAGACTCAACAAATGCAGTTAAGGCTTCACCATCGGCATCAAAACCGTTTTCATGCTCATACAGGTAGTTAGCATTAGTTTCTGTAATAATTGAGGAGGCTAAAGGAAAGTTACCTAAACCAGAATCAAACCAAGCTCCCCTAGTCAGCGTTCCTATAGCCCAAAGGTTTTCTTCGTAGTTATATGTAACATAGTTTGTTATCTCTGTGTTTCCTGTACCAATAGGGTAGTACCAAGTTACTTCAGAGTGAGCCGCGTTTTCAGCGGCAAATACTTTAAACGCCTGCCCAACATTTAAGTTGGAGAAAACATAATCTTTTACCGTACATGGAAGTGGCTGAACCGATCCGTTGTAAACAAAGAATCCACCCTCATCCATAAAAAACACAGAACCCCTAGCGTTAACAGCCGCATTAGGAGATATCATAGAGGTGTCTGTGCTTATTGTTGTAAAGTTAAATACAAACGGAGGCCCAACAAATCTCATCGAATGCAGGCTCACATCTGTAAATACAAGTATCTCTTCTCGCGCTTGAACGGCTCCAATAATAATTGAGCCTGAGTTTATTCTCACACCTCCTGCGGTGTTAATAGCAGTGGGTAGCCAGTCAATTGCGTTTTGTTGATCAGAGAATCGAATAAACAAAGGGTCTATAGCTGTAGAGCCTATGGGGTTTGATCCAAAAGCAATAATGTGCTGATCAATATCTGACACCATAACCTGAAGAGCAATGCTTGGAGGCTCAGAGTTTCCAGATATAGTGGTAATATCAACTGCTCGGTTTGATAGACCGCCAGAGGTATCATGATAGTATATCCCTCCACCCCTAACATTAAGCACCAAGTCTTCGCCAAAGTTGTCTTGACTGAAAAGTCTTAACTGATTGCCTGAGCTAATGTCGCTTGCGGAGCCAAAGCCTCCAGAACCCCAAGCATTTACGCCAAATCCTGTACTTGAAACATAAGCGTTAAGACCAGTATTGATCTGATACGCTCCTACTGTTCCGCTACCGCCATCACCAGTATCGCTTGAGTTTGCTGTAACTGTCGTGCCTGAAGTGTCTTTTGCTGTGAAAGTATAAACACTTGAAGATGATACGGATGTTATTTCATGCTCTTGGTTTAATACTGTGGCGGTAATTGTTCCGCCTAGAGTTGCGGTATTTGTAAAAGTTACAAAATCATTAACAACAGCGCCATGATCGGCCTCTGTTACTGTGATTATAGAAGAGCCATCTGTTGCGCCAAATCTAGGGTCACCCGCAGACGTTGTTAGGCGTATAGGAGTAACATCATTAAAACCGTTTCCCTCAGCTATGTAAAACTTAAGGTGAGTTCCTATTCCTATGTACTTCGTAAAAGATAAAGATGCCCATCGATGTAAAGACCTACATACACCTAAAAAAGAACCAGAGCTAAACTTTTGCCAACCACCTATCTTTTCTGGCCTGCCTTGCCTAAATCTAATCTTATCGGACTCATACCAACCCTGATCAGCAGTGTAGTCAGTGCCTTCTCTATTAACTCCGGGAGAAAACTGAAGTTTAGTTAACGCCATTTTATTCTCCGTTATTAACGCCTGCGATTATAAGTCATCAGAGAGGGTGACATCATTTGATTGCTTATTGAACCTAATCCTCGCTGTTGAGGTTGTTGATCGAAGTCACCTCTTTTTGGCATCATAATACTTTTTCTATTAGCTAATTGACCCATATCGCCTGTCATAGCTGAGGGAAACGGTTTCGTAAATAAATCCGAGCCATCTCCTGATCCCGGGCCTTGTCT